ATACCAACGATAGTAACCCTCAAACGCATCGCTGTTTCCAACTCGCGAGAGGACGTTCCCATCAAGGTCAGCAAACCCAGGCGACTGAAGCTCGGTCAGGCACCAGGAGTCTTTACGCATGAAAATCATGGCGCGACGGTGGCAGGCGCGACTCGTGCGAATTGGCACACCGGCAAACGCGATGTCCAAGAACGAACCGTCACCCTTAGCCTTGGTTCCAGCGGGGTTCATCTGGATAGTCGCGTTGAGGATTCCGATATAAGCCTGACGGTCAACAGGGTTGAGCAGGATAATATCGGGAGCCTCTCCACCACCACCGGGAAGCGTTCCGCCACCGGCACCAGGCGTAGCCTGCGGGTCAAGGTCAACAGCGTCCATAAGGGCAGTCATGCGCGGAAGCGCGAGAACTGCTCGACCCTGGTCGCGAGGCGCTGCAAACGCTGCGCCGCCCGGAACATTCACCTGAACGTGTCCACGCAACGACGGAGCTGCACCATCGGCAGCAACCGCAGGCACGGCAGTTCCGTCCTGAACATTCCGCGTAACACCGTAGTGTGCCGCTGAAGACAGGTTGGTGTAGATTCCATTCGCTTCCGCAAACGTAGCAACGGTTACCGCACCGCCCACTGCGAGGCCTGGGTTAAGTGCGCTGTTGTTCACTCCTACTGGCACATTACCACTATCGACTGCCTGCACGGGTCGCAATGAAACCGCCACACCAAATCCGGGCGCAATATCGCTCGTGATGTAGCTACCACCACCACCAGCGTCGGTGCCAAATGCAATCGAAATGGTGCCTGCGTTCGGGTTGATTCCACGGACCCAGAAGTTAGGGTTCGTCGCACCAGCACTAAGCGTTACCGGATTGTAGGTGTCGGTACGAATAAGGTCGACCGGCACCCAAGTGGCAAAGTTTGCCAGCGCAGGCTGCGCTCCTGCAAACACAGTAAAGTCTCCCTGGTATTGGAAGTCCTGTGCGGCAACTTGAGTCATCGCACCAGCGACAATAAGCTGCGGTCCAGCGGTAGCTCCGCCTGTACCGGCAGCCGATGCATCGCAACGCTCGTTAAGGTAACCACGCACGCGACCACCGAAGATGGTGGTTTGATTTGCTTGGTTACGCACGTCGGCTGCAAGCTTCTTCATCTCAGCATCGGTGTAGCTGATGAACGAGCCAACACCACCCGTCTTCGCGGCAGCGATAGCGGGACCTGAGACTTGGAAACGACCGTACTGGAAGGAGGCTTCAATCTGAAGACGCTCATATCCCTGCTCTCCAGCCTGGGGGAGCGTGCTTGCAGCAGCAACACCAACACCGGTTTCGCCACGGAAGGCTACGCCTGTGTTACGGGATACGTGGATAGGCATGATGGCAACGCGACCGTTCCAGTCGATTGTCGCCTTTTCCATTAATTCGAGGGCTAGGACTTCATTATTTAATTGGTCCAGGATGGGACCTATATAAAACTCTTTAAGAATAGAAGCGAAAGTAGCTAATGTAGCTGGCATTTTTTATTTCCTTACACGAATGGATTGTTGTTTTTGAGGAACGCTCTCAGTGCTTTAGATGCATCTTTGAGGTCCTTTGGTTTATGGTCCCCCGCTGATATCGGTGAGTTGACGGGCGCACTGGCAGCTTTAGATGGGCGTGGCGCAACTGCTTGCGCGACATCTTCTTTAGCCTCCGCCTTGGCCTGAGAGACAGACTTGCCTTCAGCCAGGTGGCGTGCAATCGCCGCTTCTTCAATCGAGACAATAAAGGAGGAGTATTGTTCTGCGACTTCCATGATATTAGCGGAATCATCATTTATGACAGCTTGAAGCAGGGCTTCCCTTGGCACCACTGGATATTTCTGTTGAGCTACGCTCAAGTCGTTCTCCAGTTTTACCGTGGCCTGAGACACCTCGTATTCATGCATTCGGTTACGCATCTGCGCCATCTCCTGCATCCAAGGCTCTTGATGTCCAGATTGACCTTCGTCAGACAGCATGGCTAACAATTCTTCATCACTCATATCCTGCACGCTGCGGTATTGCTGCTGCGGAATGGATGGCTGCGCCTGTTGTGCTGTTCCTGCTTTAAGTCTCTCTATCTCTTGTCTCAGGCTATCAAGCTCAGACTTGTAGCCATTACGGGCGTCAACAACTTCCTTAAATCTCGTGTAAGGAACACGATGTAGAGAACTGGCTTCCGAGTCGCCCGACTCCTCGGCGCTACTAGCGCTGTCACTGCCAGCCCCTACTTCCTCCGAAGAAGCCTTTTCTTTAACGACTGCGGCTTCATCAGTCGATGTTTGAGAGGAGGGCAAGGTGGTGTCACCGTCTTCTTTTCCTGCTTCTTGTGCTGCACTAGGGCGCTCCGTTACCTGCTCTGGGGACGAGAGCACGTCACCGGCGTCACCCCCAAGCATATCACGGACCTTGTCGACCGCGCCACTGTCCAGATATCCACTCACCTTGACCTCCTAAAAAAACGTATAGTTGATTTACATCATTCCGTCTAGTGACGGTGCACTCTCCTCATGGAGAGGCTTTTTATTGTCAAACATTTCTTTGGAGTTTTTGTACAGACGACCTGTCTGCATCTCGAACTCAAGGATTTGTTTAACGTTTCCGGGGGGTTGCTTCTTCTTAATCTCTTGAGCAACTTCCACTTGGTCCATTGAAACCAGTGCCAACGCGCATGCCATAACCATGTCATCATGGTGTCCAGAGTCAGCTTCGGGCTTACCAGATTTATTGAATACAAAGGTATTCATTTCTGCTTTTAGGGTTTCATCATTAGGTATGAGCCACTCTCTAGAGATGTACTCTTGTATTCTTGCGACCAGGACAGCGCGAGTAGACGCTGTGGTGTAGAACCCCAGGTTCTCAGTCCATCGGTTGGTCGCCTTGTCGTACTTAACTCGCCGGTACAGGTGGGCGTACTCTCGCGCCACGAGCCCTTCTAGGACGCTAAGTCCGTAGCTATTGGCCTCGACACACACCATCGCTTTATACTCTTGCGCTTCTTTAAGTACCCTGTCTGTAAACGACGAAGGTGATATGCGCTCATAGTACGTGGCGACGATAAGCGGTTTCTTTTTGTCAGTACAGTCGAGCACTACGAAAGACGAGAAGTCACCGTGTTCTGAGCCCGATGCGACATCGACACCCATGACATAAACTTTAAACTGCTGTGGCTCCATGTACTTACGGTAACCGGGAGATGCCTTTGAGTGTGCGTAGGTTCGGTTGAAGAACTTCTTACCTGAGCTAATAAAGGCGAGGTGGGCTTCTGGTGGATACTCTTGCAGGAAGGTGTTCCAGTTAGCGGCACACCGGGTTGAGTACGTCGATGCCGCCCAGTTAAGCTGGTACTTGTCAATCTCGTACTGCTGCTGTAAGTCTTCGATTTCTTTGGGAATCCATTGGGGCTTCTTTCTGCTTCTTGCGTCTTCTTGGTCTAGCCAAGAGATAAAGAGTTTCTCGAACCCGTTCTGCTCTTCCCAAATCTTATGGGCCTCGTTGAGCCCTTTGGCGGTTGTCTCAAGAGACACCATTGCGTTCTCGCCGGCAGTAGACATGGCTGCGGCTATAAGCTCCTCAATGTTGTCGTACTGTGCGAACTCGGAGCAGTGAATGGACTGGTAGGTACTTCCTCTAGCAGAGTCACTTCCTGCGGTAGCGGCGAGTATGTATCCGCCATGTGCGAACTGAATCTCGTGCTTGTTCTGCAGCTTAAGGTCAAACTGTAAGAACTTAGGCAGAAGGTCGTAGAATCGTTGGTAAATTCTAAAGATAGACTTTGCTGCGGAGTCTGTATGGGCGAGCACCAGGCACTGATAGTTCGGTGTGAAGAGTGTCTTCCAGAAGTTGTACCCGGCAATAATGGTGGTAATGCCGAGCTTTCTACTCTTAAGCACGTACACCCAGGGGTTGCGCTCGTTAGCTTCCAAGAACTGCCGCTGTGCATAGTTGGGCAGGAGTGCAGCGACCCTCCCCTTTTTATCAAGTATTTTCAGGTACTTGTCACAGAAATAGCCAAAGTCTTCCTGACACTTGCGGATTTCTTTGGCGGCCTTCTTGGTAAATTTCATTAATTCACGTCGAAGCTAGAGGATGCTGGCAGGTAGCCGAGATAGCTTTGAGTAATCTCTTCCTTGTCTTTCATGTCGGTTTCACGGTGGAGTACGGTATGGAAGGCTGAGATAAACTTCACAAGCTCTCTAGCGAACTGCACGCACTCACGCTTATGTGTGCTTTTGGCGTTATGCACCGGCTCATTAAGCTCCATGATAGTGGAATCGAACTTCTCTAGCATTGCTCTACAAAACCTGTGGTGTGTTGTAAGCGATGCGTTTGAGTAGGGCTTTAGTTTCGCGAGGATGTCTTTTGTTTCCTCTGCACAGATAAGGAACGTCGCCTTCATGTTCTGGACATCGGTAAGCTTCTTCTCTCCGTCATCTGCTAGCGGCGGAGCGATAATGCAGTCCATCGTGTTCTTAATCTGCGAGATGTACTGTGCAAGCACACTCTCCACCATCCCTGCCGGGAAAATTGTCGTAACGGTTTCACCCATCAGTCACCCTCTACATGGTCTGATTTAATTTTATGGAGTGCGCGAAGCGACCTAACGGTAGCCTCAAGGTCATCGAGTACCTTGTGGATGCTAGGCGCTTCTCGCTTTCCTATTTCTTGCGTCTGAAAATAGAGGTCAAGCGCTTCCCTCATCATCCGACTCATACTCTTCCCCAGCTTCTTCTTTGCCTTTACGAGAGTCTTTAGCTGGCTTTCCCTTATCGCCAGAGTCGTGTTCTTCTTCACCCCGTGGTCCATCTTCATGGTGTTCCTCCATCATGTGGCGAGGGGGTTTCATCATCAGGCTGACGCTGATTCCCGCCACCTTGTCCATCGGCAGCTCGTCGAGCTTCGACAGCATCTTCATCGCGGCCACTTTCGCCGCCTTCTTCATTTTCATTCCGTGTCCCACGTTTACTCTCCAGTTGTTTTGGCCGCGCTAAAACGTCAACCAGGTCTAAGGTCGTTTCACTCTTCATCATATCAAGCCTGGCCTTTC